TCTAGCAATTGATTTAAAGGGAGATTTTACACCGATTAAACTGGATCCAAAGTTTATTGATAAAGATACGATTGAATTTATTGCTAAAAGGATTTTAGCAAATTACGGTGTATCATTAGCGATTTTCAATGGAGAGTTTACTGAGGAAGTATACCAGGCATTTTACGAAAAAACATTAGAGCCTATGATTATAGGATTAGGAAGAGTATTCAGCAAGGCACTATTCACAAAAAGAGAACTTGAAGTAGGAAATGAGATCATATTCTACAATCAGGGCCTAATGTTTATGAATACTGCAAACAAAATACAGGCAGCAGATATCCTTACTAGGCTGGGAACATTAACAGATAATCAAGTGCTTGCGATCTTTGGCTATCCTCCATTTGAGGGTGGAAATGTAAGAAAGCAATCACTGAATTATATTAATCGAGATATTGCGGATCAGTATCAGCTATCGAAAAATAAAGGGAAGGAGATACAAAATGAGTAAACCATTAGGAGAGCAGAGATATATAGAATTCCGGGCTGTGGATAATGATGACGGAAAGATGATAATCGAAGGGTATGCGATTACATTTGATCAGCCGGCTACACATGAATATGGGAAATATAAATTTACAGAAACGATTAAGCGCGGGGCATTGGATGCCACCGATATGAAAGATGTACCGTTAAGATACAATCATAACGGTACCTGGTTGATAATGGCCAGGACTAGAAATAACAGCTTACAACTGATCATTGATGATGTGGGACTTAAGATCAGAGCTGAATTAATTGATACGCAAAGTAATAGGGACATCTATAAATCGATCCAAGAGAGATTGATTGATAAGATGTCCTTTGCTTTTACAGTAGCAGACAAAGGTGATAAATGGACCTATGGAGAGAATGAAACTTTCCGAGAGGTAACAAATATCAACAGGTTATATGACGTAAGTGTGGTGGATACCCCATTTTATGATACAACGAGCGTTTATGCAAGAAGTGTAGAGTTACTGGAGAGTGGCAGATCACAGCTGGAGAGCTTTGAATTGCGGAAACGTAAGTTAATTATGGAACTAGAAGTATTAAATTAAAATTATAAGAAAGAGGTAAAAATTATGAATTATTTAGAACAATTACAGGCTGCCAGAGAGCAAAGAGCAGCATTACTACCACAGATAAGAGCAGCAGTAGATGGTGCTACATTAGACAGATTAGAAGTGGAAAGAAGAAGACTTGATGCGGAAATATCGATGTTAGAAGGTTTAGTAGCATCTCAGGGAAATCAAGGGTCAGATGATCCAGCATCAAGAAGCGGTGAAGGACAAGCAGAACCTCAGGGGCAACTAAATCCATTAGCTACATTCAGGGCAGCAGGAGCAGCACAGGTATCAGCAGATGGTGATATTTATGCATCTACGGAATATCGTCAGGCATTTCGTAATTATGTAGTAAATGGGACACCAATCCCGGAAAAGTTCCGGAATACGGAAGAGAGAGCAGATGCACTTACAGTAGTAGGTGATGTTGCAGCAGTTATCCCTACAACAATCCTGACAAAGGTTATTGAGGATTTAACTGTTGAAGGAAAGATCATTAATAGAATTAATCAAACATCATATCAAGGCGGTATTCAGATCCCTATTTCTGAAATATTACCGACTGCTACATGGTTAGAAAGTGAAGAGGTAGTTTCCGATGAACAAAAGGCGAAAATGGATGCCAAATTGTCATTTTCATATCATGTGTTAGAAGCAAAAGTTGCAATTGGTTTATTAACCGCAACAGTTTCTCTACCAGTATTTGAAGCAACCGTAGTGAAGCAACTAAAAAAAGCTATGTTGAAAGCAATAGAAACAGCGGTAATTAATGGTAGTGGTAGCGGACAGCCATTAGGTGTAACTAAGTATACACTTCCCTCAGGACAGATTATTACTTTCACAGCAGCACAGATCAAGACGGTTACAGGATGGGCAAGAGCCGAAGCAGCAATTCCGGAAGCCTATGAAGACAGCGAAATTTACATGATGAACAAGCAGACATGGGAAATGTACCTAAATGGAATGACAGATACAGCTGGTCAGAAGATAGGCCTAGGGAAAATTAATGAAAAAGGACAGAAGATACTTAATGGTAGAGAAGTACTTACCACAGATTTACTTCCTGGATATGATAATGCAGCAATAGGAGATATTTTCGGATTGCTAGTTAATTTAGAAGATTATATCCTGAATTCGAATCTCAATATGTACTACAAAAAGTACTGGAATGAGGATAAGAATAAGTGGGTACATAAAGCACTTATGATTGCCGATGGTAAAATGGCTATTGGCACGGTACCAGATGGGGAAGGAACAAAATTGGTTGGTGCAAAGGGTCTCATTTACTTTAAAAAGGCTTAATCTAATTTATGTAAGGTTAATATCTAAAGGCTATGTCATAATGGCATAGCCTTTAATGGGTGGTGCGTATATGGATGATAATACACTATGTAGTAAAATAAAAGAGCAATTAGGGATTACAACTGAGGATGTAGTGGTAAGTAACAATATTAAATTGAAAGCAGTTGCAGTGAAGAAATACCTTATCAAGGGTGGTGCAGTACATTTAAATAGTGAAATAAATGAAACTGATTTATCCTGTATCGCTATAGGAGTAAATGATCTGCTTAATAACAAAGCAGGAGATACAAAATTCTCTCCGGCATTTGATTTTTTTGCACAGCAGATCTGTAGGGGGTAGAGTATGCAATTTACAACACCTATCTATTTATGTAAAAAGCAGTATAGTGATGAAACAAATGACATAGGAGAAGCTTTACAGGATGGTTATGTTGAGAGAAAGGTATATGCCAGCGAAGACTCTGCAAAGAGAAATGAATTCTACCAAGCAAATGCTAGAGGGTTTAAGGTTGAAAAGGTATATACAATTAGAAAATTTGAGTACGATAATGAAGAAATTGTAATGAATGAAGAAAGAACGGAAGAATATACCGTGCTAAGAGCTTATGATCCAAAGGATGGTAATATTGAATTAATTGTTATTAAAGGAGTGAATGCCATTGCCGGTACCTAAATCAGTTGTAAAAATAAATAAAGATGGTGTTCAATATGTATCGAATTGTGATAGAGTCCAATACACAATAAGAGAACTAACAAGAGCTGCTCTCAGGGATGCAGGAAAGTTTGTTTGTAGGTCATTTAAGGATAATTACTATACGATATTCAGGAGAAGAAAAGGTAATGTTGGTAAATATACTCAGTATTGGGTGAAATATAAGCAAAAAGAACCAGAATTACAGGTCGGAATAAAACCGAATGCTTTTTACGGAGGATTTCAAGAATTAGGATCCAGCAAGACAGAAAGACTAGGAATATTATCAAAATCAGTACAGGAAAATGTAAATAAGATAATAGAAATAGAAAGTCAATACCTAAGTGCATTGGAGGATGAAGCAAAGGCTTTGAGTTTGATATCGGAAGATGATTATGAAGGTGGTGCTGAAGGTGAATAGGTCAGAAGAGTTAAGAAAGGTAACTACTGGATTACTAAAATTAAGTTGTAAAAAAACGTACTATGGTGATGCAAATGATGAAGCTAAATATCCATATCAGACCTTTATTTTAGATAGCAGTAATGCAAATTCATATCCAAGAAATGATGATATTATCATCGTTGATATATGGGATAAAAGTAAAAGCTGGACTGAAGCGGAAAGATTGGCAGATCTGGTTGAAGACAACATGAATATGAGGAATATTCCAAATGAGAATATACTGTCTACCTACATCTTATTTGATAGAAGACAAGTAAAGGATCCGGATAAAGATATAAAACATATACAAATTAAGTTATCAGTACAAAATTATTATATAGGAGAGTGAGAATATGCCGATTACAAGGACAGGTAATCCGACAAAGATATTACTGGGATACGGAATATTTAAAATTGGTGATGTACCGATAGGCCTTACAAGAGGTGGAGGACAATTTACGGTAGAACGAGAATACAGAACAATCGTGGCAGATGGAGACCGTGGAGAAGTTGAGGGAAGAATTCAATTAGACTCATCTAAGCCAAAGCTAAAAATCAACGCTTTGGAGATTATCAGCGAAAATTTACCTAAGCTTTATCCAGCAATAAAGGCAACAACAGCTGATACTAAGACAATTGTAACAGGTACTGGAAAAATAGAAGCAACAGATTATCAACCAGTTGTTTCCTTTGTTGGAGAAACAAAAAGCGGAAAGCAAGTTGTAATAAAGGTTGAGAATGCTATTAATTTAGATAATATCGATTGGACACTTGCGGAAAAAGATGAAGTAGTAGCAGCAATAACATATCTTGGGACATATCAGGAAGATAGTCCGCCAGAATATGAACCATGGAATATAGAATACGTTAATTAGTTGATAGGGAGGGGAAACCTTCCCTATTTATATTGGAGGTAGAATATGAGAAAACTTAAAACAACAGATTTATTTGCGTTCGCACGATGCATTAGAAACATAGGAATAAAAGATGAAATCCAAAAAATTGCAATGGAAGCAAATGAAGTGAAAGACATTGCTTCAAGAGGATTTGAGTATTTTTACATCTTATTTGAAAAAGCAGTAGATAAAAATAGTGAGGAACATATATACGAGTTTTTATCTGGACCATTTGAAATGACTCCGGAGCAAATCGCAAACATGGATCCGCTGGAATGGATGGAACATATATCAAAGCTTGCTGATTTTAAGACTTGGAAAACTTTTTTTATAACGGCAGTTCGTTAGACTTGATCGAAGTTGAAGAACTGCTTTTATATCGTTATCACAATATGGATTATATCCTAAATCTTGAGGTAAACGAGGGAGTCTTATTAATCAATAAGGCTTTGGAAGAGAGAGATAAAAGAAGTATATGGGATATGTGGATTGCTAGATATCCATGGATGGATAAAGAAAGTTTTATGCCGTTCTCTGAATTCCTTGATTTGATGATAGGTAAAAACATAACAACTAAATCAAAGGAACAAATACTTGCTGAAGCTGAAGAGATTGAAAAAAAGACCCGGATGAAAAGGGGTGATACATAGTGGCATTGGAGATATTTAAGCTATTTGGTTCAATCTATGTCGATAATGAAAAGGCGAATGAAAGCATTGCTAAAACGGATAATAAAGCTCAGGGTATAGGAAAAACATTATTAAATGGAATAGGTACTGCAGCAAAGTGGGGAGCAGGTATTGCTACAGCAGCAGCGGGAGGGGTGGCTGCATTAACAGGCTTGGCTACCAAGGTAGCAGATACCGCAGGAGCAATCGATGATAGTGCACAAAAGACAGGATTAACCGCAGAGAATTATCAGAAATATGCGTATGCTGCAAAATTAAGCGGTATAGAGACAGAAAAGTTAGACAGTATACTGGTTAAATCTCAAAAATCATTTGCCGATGCTCAAACCGGGAGTAAGGGATTACAAGAAGCATATCAGAAACTGGGTATAGATATAAACTCCATTAGCAATTCAAGTGATGCTTTCGATGCAACAATTAATGCATTGGCCAGTATGACAGATGAAACACAGCGTAATGCCTTGGCTAATGATATCTTTGGTAAATCATATGCTGATATGGCACCATTATTAAATGCAGGAGCAGCAGGAATTGCACAGCTTAAACAAGAAGCTGTTGATATGGGTGCAGTAATGAGTAATGATGCAGTGGCCGCAGGAGCAAATTTTGGTGACACAATAGATAAAATTAAAATGGCAGCAGGAGGGTTGTTCAATTCATTGGCTGTGGATTTAATTCCTATAGCACAGCAGTTTGCAGATATTATCATAGCCAATATGCCTATGATACAACAATTGTTTGGGCAGTTAGCACCGGTAATCGCATTATTATTTAGTAATTTATTACCACCGCTAATAGAATTAGTACAGACATTAATGCCTACTATAATAAGCCTATTCAATACGATATTACCGATCGTGACGGAAATCATAAATATGGTATTGCCGGTATTTACGGAGTTATTAGGATTGCTATTACCTCCACTCATACAAATAGTGGAAGCGGTATTACCACCGCTATTAGAGATTATACAAGCTATTATGCCAATCCTTAAGACAGTTATTGAAGTGCTAAAACCAATTATTGAATTATTTACTGCATTAATAGGGCCTATTATTGATCTGGTAATGAGTGCAGTTACTCCACTGGTAAATGTTCTTGCTGATCTGATTAATACCATATTAAAACCATTTATTCCATTAATTAAAGATATTGCAAAGATTGTGACTAATGTATTGGGAACAGCTTTCAAAGATTTACAGCCTATTATAGATAATATAACAGGAATATTTACTGGGTTAATAGATTTTATATCCGGAGTATTTACTGGTAATTGGGAAAAAGCATTCAAAGGATTGAAAGATATTGTATCTAATATCTTTGATGCGTTAATCAACATTGTAAAAACTCCCATAAATTGGATTATCAAAGGACTAAATGCTTTTATAGGTGGACTTAATAAACTGAAAATACCTGATTGGGTTCCTGGAATAGGTGGAAAAGGAATTAATATTCCGGAAATACCGATGCTTGCAGAGGGTGGGGAAATTTTGTCGGCAGGTAGAGTACTTGTAGGTGAAAAAGGACCAGAGTTTCTTGACTTGCCAAAAGGTGCGAAAGTAACTCCGCTAGAAAAAGCAAAAGAAACTATAAAAGAAATATTAATCAATTTAACACTTCATATAGAGAATTTTAATAATAATACGCATGATGATCTAGAAGAACTATCTAATGAATTGGCATTTTTGATCAAGAGAAAGATGGAAGGTGGCGGTAATTATGATTATGCTTGAATTTAAAGAAAAAACAAATATGGACATGGGAATAACCGTCACAAACTTAGGGAGAAGGAAAAGAGCAGAGGAACAGATTGACAATTATGAGATACCATATAGAAATGATGAATTGGTAATACATAGTAACAAATATAAACCTTATATAAGAAATATCGAATTTGCTTTACCTAATAAATCTGTAAGGTCATTGGTCAATCAATGGTTAACTGGTAGGGGAAAATTGAGAACTAGTGATGATGTAGATGGATTTTTTGAAGCAAGTGTATTTACAGCTATTGAACCCGAAAAGATGATGAATAATGTAGATGGGTTTACTGTTGGATTTAAAGTAAACCCATTTTTTTATTTGGATTGTGGAGAAAAAGAAGTGGAAGTTAATTCATCAATGAAAATACATAACCCAGGGACTATATATGCACAACCCTATATCAAAATAACCGGATCAGGTAACATTGATCTTATGATTAATACGAAGATATATAGCTTCTTAGGAGTTGATGGATACATAGAGATTGACTCCGAATTGATGGTTGTATATAAGGATACAATTAACCAGGGTGAAAAAATGATAGGTGAATTTCCGTTACTTACTTTAGGAGAAAATGCAATTACATGGACCGGGGCGGTAACAAATGTAAAAATCATTCCTAGATGGAGGGAATTATAATGATTAGGTTATATGGTAGATTAGAACAGAATTTTAACCATAACAAAAACATACTATCTCCATTATCATGCCATGTACAGGAAGAAGGTAATGGAATATTTGATTTGGAAATTGAATTGCCTGTTACAGCAGTAGTAGAAAAAGGAGACGTAATTAAGGCACCTACTCCAAGAGGAGAGCAATTGTTCAGAGTATACCGAAACACTAAGACATTAAAAGGGAAGAAATATTATGCGAAGCATATATTCTATGACTTAGGAAAGAACTTTGTTATTAGTGTGGATGCAAATAACATAGTAGCTAACACAGCTATGAGTAGGGTATTGCAAGGGACAGAATATGCTCACATGTATACAGGATCTTCCGATGTGACAGGGCAAAAGTCGGCAGTATTTACAAGAATTAATCCGGTTCAAGCTATATTTGGAATTATAAATACCTGGGGAGGAAATTTGGTAAGGAATAATTACAATATACAATTGAAAGCAAGCGGATTAGACAGGGGATATGAAATAAGATTAGGAAAAAACCTGATAGGTATAGAGGATGATAGTGACGAGTCGAATGTAAAGACAAGACTTTATCCGACAGTGGAGTTAGGTGATAAAAATATAATAAGCTTACCGGAGAAGTATGTGGATAGTCCTCTATTACTTAATTATGGTGATCCAATTATATACGAGGAAAGAATAGAGCTTACAGATGATCAAAAGACGTTATCAGTGAATGATATCTATACGATTATGCGAAACCATTGTACAGAGTTATTCGAGAATTATAATGTTGATAAGCCAATTATCAATTACAAGATTGACTTTGTAGAATTATCAAAAACAGAGCAGTACAAGGAACTGTCTATTCTGGAAAAGTTGGATCTGTATGATATTGTTACATGTAATATTTCGAAGCTTAATATCAACGTGAAGGCAAAGGTAATAAAGTATAGATATGATTGCTTGAAAGAAAGGTATGAGACAATAGAGCTGGGTGATTTTAACTCAGTAACTAAATACCAAACTGATAATATGGTAAAACAATTACAACAAAGAATAAAAGCAAATGAAACGGCCGTAAGATATGCTACGGATATGATCACAGGGAATAAAGGTGGGCATGTTGTTATTCTGAGATATCCAGATGGGAAGCCTTTTGAAATTTTAATCATGGATACTGAAGATATTAATACGGCAGCAGATGTATTTAGGCTTAATAAAAACGGTTTAGGATTTTCTCGAAACGGATTTAATGGACCATATGAAACGGCTATGACAATTGATGGACATATTGTCGCTGATTTTATGGATACCGGAACATTAAGAGCGATCGACATTGAAGCAGTAAATATCATTGGATCTATTATTACTGGTACAGAGTTCCATTCCGCTGGTAAAACGAGCAGTACAGATATTTATGATGGGTTTATATTAACAAACTCTATTGGCATGCAAGGGAATGGATATCAAAGTATGCATAATACAGGATCATCTCTATATGGTTATGGAAATCTCAGTACGTTAATAAATTATGCAGGATTATTTACAAATGGTGAAGTTAGTTGCCAAAATGTTGAAACGGATTTTATTAATAGTGGGGCACCAATAACTCATTTAACTATAAAGGACTATAAGTTTCCACCGGAAACACATAATCATGACAATGACTACGCATTGAAGCAACATGCACATGATTATGCACCAACTAGTCATAGACATCAAGATTTAGAGGGAGCTATAAGCAATATACACGATATCCTAGCACAGATCTGGAATACAATTCACACATATCATCCGTAAAAAAAGGAGAGTGATACCATGGCATTAAAAGAATTGGGTTTACAGAAACTTATGCTTGATTTTAGCAAAAGAGTAGTAAGCTCATATTACATAAACAATTCCGATATTAAAACAAGAGGTTTTGATGTGTACATATTAAAGGATGGAATAGCTTATGATTGCACCGGAGCTAGTTTAAAATTATATGTCAGAACAGTAAATAAAGAAGTTTTTGAAGCGGTTGGAACAACTGTTGATGCTAGTAAAGGACATTATGAAGTATTTGCACCAGAAGGTATGGATGGAGGGGTAGCGAAGGGTGAAATAATATTATCAAATGGTGCAGAAACGATAGGAAGTTTTCTTATTCCAGTTGAGATTATTACATCTTTGATCAGTGATGGGACAATTAGTGAAGCTCCGGGAGCAAATATTCTATTTCAAGTTATAAAGAATGAACCTACAAGAATTATAAATGAACAGGAAAGAATAATAGAGGAGCAAAAGAGAAAAGAAGAATATGCACTATTAGTACAGCAAGTAAGAGATACGGTTATGAATAATAATGAGGAAATAATTAATGAAATCACTGGAGCAACGAATGCTGCAACAAATTTATGTGAAGATGCTCTTGATGGATTGAATACTATAGTGGATGATAACAATGGTAAATACTATAAAATGATTATGATAAATGGAGAGTTGTATTATGAGGAAGTTGAACCTGATCCTACACCGCCAATAACAGGAACAATATTAATAGATATCTCAAATCTCAAAAGCGGTAAGTATGACAAAACCGGCGGCACAATAACTGGTAATATTATGATAAACAAAGATGTTCCTGATATACAACTTAAACAATCAGATTGGCATAGAGCAGCTATATATAAAAATGCTTCTTCAACGAATGATTTTGGTACAAGAATAGAGGATTTGACAGATAACGTTGCATCTTTGATGGTTTTACAAAACGGTAGGTTTGAGATACATAAGTATGTCAATGGTGTTTTAGCTGGGTATGTAGTTTTAGCTGATATTGGTAATCCGGTACAAACAACCGGAATGGTGCGATTTAGTGAGGAGCAAAACGGTGTTATTGTATCTACTATGATACCGGTGTCAAGTTGTAATTTGAAAAATTTAGAAATCACCAATATAACCGTTTGGAATGTGCAGGATTATCCTCAGCTTATAAATAAATTTGAAGTCAACAAAAGAGGGGATGGATTTTATCTACATGCATACGATGCTGATGTAAAATCCGTTTTCACTGGTAAAACATCAGAAGTACATTTTACTGTGTCTTAAGGAGGATTAATGGAAGATATAATAGAAAAATTATTTATATGGAGGTTTTATAATGGCAATTGGTGATAGAAAAAAGGTTGTAATGCAGATAGAGTATGATCAATTTAAAACAGATATTACGTCGCAGTTGTCTCAGAATGCGGTGGAACTTGATAACGCACAAAAGAGGATTTCAGCAGGTGAAAACGGACTTATAAATATATCAAAAAGCCTTGAACTCCTTACACCAGACGTAAATGTTATTGCTTATCTTATGGCTTCATTCTCAGCTAATGCTAGGGAAAACGGAGCGATGTCACTAAAGATCAAGGCTAGGATTTTAAAAAATGAATTGGTATACAATCGAGATACATGGATAGATGTCACAAAAGCATCAGGTGTCACTGGAGATGCAACTGGACTTGAGTTTACATCAGATGGAGTTACATCAACAATAACAGCAACATTCCAAAATACACCAAAGAGTAACACTAAGTTTGGACTCTTATACACTATTGTAAACACGTCAATAAGTTCTGGTAGTTTACGTGTTGGTAACAGTATGACTGGTACAGCATTCAACTTGCCAAACGCTCTAGGTAATAATAAATCTGTGTTTACAACACAACAAGTAGTACCTTCTCCATTCAGAATATATCTGTCTGGAGGAATAGAACCTGCCGGAAACAAGATCAAACTACGTGATATGCGTATCTTCGAACTCCCAGCCGGATCAGAAATCGAGTCAGATTTCAATACGCTAACAGCCGATCAATTAGCTGAAAAATATCCTTATGTGCAAGGTCAGAGAGATACTAAGGGTGGTATAGTTAGAATAGTTAATGGAAAGAATAAAGTTCCTTCGGTATCGGCTGGAAGTATTTCTTCTTCTACCGGTCTTGAAGAACCAAATAATGCAATCGTTTACAGAAGTGGGTTCTGTTTCGTTAAACCAGGCTCTGTTTACGCTATTTCTGTGGCACCATCATATGTTGTCAATGGCATTCTTGGTTACGATGAGAATGGAAGGTTTATAGCTCCATTAACTAACTCATCCTTAATAAGCGTACCTATAAATGTTAGAAAAATTAGATTACGAGGGAGAAGAGCAGACTCAGCTACTCTTACAGCAAATGACATAGTGGCGGTTAAAAATTCTCTCCAATTAGAAGAAGGAACTGTTGCTACTGTCTTTCAACCCTATTCCGAATCCCTTATCTATCTACCTGATGTTGGTGGAGCGGTTCCATCGGCAGCGGATGAAGTTAATCCTGTGACAGGCGAAAAAGTAGTTAGAACTAAAGAAAAAGTCATACAAACAAATGATGTGTACCAAGTTTTTACCGGATTTGCGAACATTGATTTAGTGTTTCTAAAAAAGTCAACCGATGCAATTGATTATAATGGTTCCATCACTGACAACAACTTTTATATACAAGGGTATACTAATAAAACGGTCTCTTCTGTGATTGTTCCGTTGACTGATAATATAACAGATATAGGATATGCATCATCCAGAAATCAACCTCTATACTACGTAATAGGTGTTTCAAAAGGAACATCTTTGGTACAGGCGCAAACAGCTCTAACCGGAAAAGTGATGCGCTACCAACTAGCAAACCCTATCACAACCTATCTCCTTCCTCAGGCAGCCAAATCCAATCCAAGCGGATCAATCATCTGGGAGCCTGTAAAGGGTGAGGTTGGATTTTACGGTACTAACTTAGCGGTAACAGATACAACATTGCCGATTAAGTCAATTATACGGCTATACAAAGTCAACCAGGCAGATGGAACAAGTACACCTTTGGATATCAGCAAAGCTGTAATATCATCCGATAAACTCAGCTTTACACACCCGGATATCGCATCCGGTAATCTCGCTGATTGGGATTATGAGTATGACTCAGCATTGTCTACTAATCCAAAGATGGAGATTGGGTATAGCAATGGGTATACCGGTAATGTTACAATAGGTACCGTAACCTTACAAATAAAGGGTGGCGTTATAACCGGAGTGACTACCTCTTAAGCCTAAGTCGGAAACAACAGCGTCACAACTAAATATTAAACCTTGGAGCCATGAGCAAATGCTTAAGGCTCCTTTTTATATGCAAAGAAAGGATGGTATCCCATGAATGAATGATGTTGAATTAGCAATGGAATTATCTGACCATAAGCACAGGATTGGATCATTAGAGCATCGAATGAGTGATTCCGAGAGAGTCATAGGAGAAATACACACTATGGCAAAAGCTTTGGAAGTGCTAATGTATAAGGCTGATAACACAGATAAGAACGTGGAAAAGCTAACAAAAGATGTAGAAACAATAAAAGCAGAGCCTAATAATAGGCTTAATCAAATCAAGACAGCAATCATAGCAGCACTGGCAAGCGGT